ACTTCCGTTTGTTTTTCTTATATCTAGCCCTGTCTATGCTGTGCCTGTGGTTCCTAACTTCACTCAGGGTAGCTCCACTTCAAGAACTGAAACCACAACAAATATTACAGAGACTATACGAACATCAAACTATAATTCTGGGTACACATATTCAGTTACAGGATCAGGTGTCGAACATGATGGATCGACTATATCTGCTCCAAATGCAACTGTTACTGAAACTATAAACGGCACGACATATACATGGACAGGTTTAGATTTAGGAGAAAAACCAAACTGGACACAGACAGTAAAGGGAGATGCTTTTCAATTTACAGAAGTTTATACACCTGCTGGTCTGCAATCAGTTACAGATATAACTCGTACAATTCAATCAGAAAGCGTAACAGATACAACTACAATATTCTCGCAGTAATAGGATTATTATTTGGGAGTCCAGCCTTTGCTAATACCTCAAATACTGCGGCTCCATCCGCATCTGCGTCTGGTTCCGTATCAAACTTTGCTACACAGGTGCTTCAAGGAAATACAATAGAAAATCATTATGGAAACGGTATAAGATGCCAAGGTCCGCAAATGTCATTCAGCCCCTTTGTCACCACTTCGTTTAATCAAAAGCGACCATTTGATTACACCTATTTAACACCAGTGTACGACAACACAACTGATGATGATGGAAATTTAGTAAATGCTGGTGATATTTTGTATTATCAAGAAAACTATAGTGGTAACAAGGATTCTCTAGGATTAAATGTAGGAGCAGCACTTACATTTACTTTTCCACTAGATCAACGATTTCAAAATGCTTGCTTGAAAAGTGCTACGACCCAAGAAAAAATACAAGCACAAATACTCTCTAAAGAACGCCTTAACTATGAACTCGCCCGTTTAAAAAATTGCGGAGAACTGAAAATCAAGGGAATATCATTTGCTTCAGATAGTCCTTATTATGATTTATGCAAAGATGTAATTGTTACTGAAAAGATGAATCAAGTATTACCGCACACTCATAAATTAGAGTAGACAAGTCACGGGTATTAAACTTATCTACGGATAACTATTCTTCCTTATCTTTTTTATTTGTAATTTTTTTAATAATATTTTTAAGTAATGGCTTGATTAAATTTAGGACAATAGGAGCAGAACACCCAACCAGAGCAAGACTAAAAACCCCAGTAAACTGCTTAAAACTTGGTATGTATTGAGAGATGAACGGTACGTCTTCATACAAAGTAATGCAATCTATTCCATTTTTACCACGAGAATACCCAGAAACACGCAATAATTTTTGAGAGTTACGAAAATCCCCGATTTTTTGCTCTTTGTTACTAGGGCAGGGTGGTATTTCAAGTTCCTCATCTTTTTTCTTTTGTGTTATCTGTGGTTTCTGTTGTGGAGGTTGTTCTTGTCGTTGTTCTTGTTGTTCTGCTGGTGCGGTGTATTCAAAATTTGCAGGGTTATATTCAAGCGGTTCATAGCTAGGGATATTAAAAGTACCACAAGCTTGATATGTGCCTAATTCATCTTCATTAATCAGTCCCGTCAGATTGTTTCTATGAGCATCAACACAAGCTGGTATATCAACAACTGGTTTATAGATAATATCTAATATTGGTCGTTGTATTTCCCAAGACCTGATTTTTGGAATATAAACCTCTTTTATTTCAATTTTTGGGATTTTAGTCAAGTTTTTTTACGTTTTCCCATTTCCCTTTTGTTTCCCACTCTATTTGTTCTTTATTGCTTTTTTTAATATAATCCCAAAACCATTTTGAATCATCACTCATGTTATTACTCATTGGCAACATAGGGCCAGTTACTTTAGGCATTTTTTTATCTATCTGATTAGGTAATATTTTGCTTACACCCTCCATAACTTTTTCCATCATCATCGCTTCAAATTGTGGACTTGTAATGTAACGATAACCTGCATATCCAGCAGCAATAGTTGTGATGCTAATAATAAACGATAAAATAGATAGAACAGATGAGATTTTATTAAGCATGGTTAGATTTGCGATACTTAAAACACTTTCATTAATAAGCGTCTTTTTATTACTGCTTATTGTAGCCATCTCTCCTGTTTACGTCACTATGGGCTTGATGAAAAGACAAATGACAGAAAAATCTAAGTAGATTCTAATTTTTTAACTTTAGCTGATAAATCTTTTACAGCTTCTACTAACACGCCAATAAGTCCACTGTATTGTAGAGTTTTGCTTCCCTCATCACCATGAACAAGCTCTGGGAATACCTTTTCTACATCTTGTGCTATTACACCCATCGAATTAATAGAAGCATTATTAAATTTATATTTATAACCTGTTATTTGTTGCAGTTTATCTAATGTGTTTGTAATTGGTTCTATATGGGATTTAAAAGCAATATCAGATGTTTCTGTTACTGTTCCCGTCACCGTCAGTCCCGAACTAGTCGTTTCCGCCTTCTTAACAGCATCATGGTATATTTCTACAGCCCCATCAGGAATTATTTTTATAGCTGTCTCACTTGTTTTTGCTTCTATAAATAAATTACCTGTAATATTAGTGATTTTTGAGTCTGTACCGTCATGTACCAATGTTAAATCTGAACTAGTACCCACTATTAATCTTGCATTATCTAAAATTTTTAAAGCACTAGCAGATTTATCCCAAAAAGCACCATAATTTGAACCAAAAAATTGTACATCACCATTATGATTGGCTCCGTCAGTAACTACAAGACCAGTAACATCAATTCCACTTGCATCAATAGCTAATATTGTTGTTAAAGTGCCAGCAACCATAACTTGTAAATTTAACTTCCCATCTTCTGTTCCATCACTTGCATCAACTATTACAGATTCTATTGCTGCAAAATCAATTTCTTCTGGTGTACCAGCATCATTTTTACCTCTATAAAAAATAGTTGATATAATATCATTATCCTGTCCAGCACCACTAGCTCCCCTTCTGTGATACAACATAAGGTTTGCAGCACTAGCAGCATCATCAGCATCAGATTGTAATTGCAATGCCTGTCCAGTAAGAGATGTCGTTAAATGTAAAGGATATATTGGATCAGCTTCACCGATGCCAACTTTATTATTTTTTAGTCTTATCCTTGAAGCTAACGTCCCACTAGCACTAGACATAATATCTAATATGCCATCCTCAGAACCGTCTGTAGTAGTTTCTATTGATGCAACTACACTTGCATAGTCGTGAGCATTTCCAGCCGCATCCTCGCCCCTATAAACAAGGTTTCCTAAGTTATCATCTGCTGCTGGTGAGGCAGAGTTTCTAAATAAAACAAGATCAGGTGCATTGTCAGCACCAGTATCAGTATTTTCAATAATGACTTGATCTGTTGTATCTGTACTAAATAAATGTAATTGTGCGGCTGGGGTTCCAGATCCTAATTGAAATCCTGTTGTTGTAAACGATCCAATTAATGCTTGGTTCGCTGATATTCCTATTTCATTGCTTGCAACTCTAAAAAATCCAGTAGCACCACCATCATCAATAAAACCAACACTTGGAGCTGATACAGTACCATTTGGAATGCCTTTTAATATTGTTGTTAGTTGTATTTTTTTATTCTTATCAGCGTTAGCAGATTCACTTACATCAATTATAGGAAAAACATCAGCCGCAACAGGCGCAGTCAGCTCAGTCAAAGCAGTGATTTTCCTATCAGCCATTTATTTTTCAGTTACTGTTTCTATCTTACCTTCTAATTTGTTTAATAACTCAGTTAGTTTTTTTAAAGATCCTTGATTTTCTAAAATTGGTTGTGTTGCATTATTAATTTGTGCTTGCTTTTCATTAATAGCTTTTTGTGCTTTTTCTTGTATTTCTTTTATTTCTTGCTGCAATAAAGAAACCTTTTTTACATCAATTTTTAATTGCTCTTCTAAAACTGCAATTTCTTCTTTGATAAGATCTTCAGGATTAGTCATGTTTTTTAATATTTTTTATATATTACTAACCAGCTTCTAATGCAGCAACCTTAGCTGATAGTTCTTGTATTGCTTTAATTATTGGTGAAATAAATTCTGCATATCTTAATGCGTATTTTGCAGTCATAGAATTACCCTCTTCATCAACCGTATCTTTAATAAACCCAGCAAAATTTGTTGTGGATTTTCCAATGTCAGTTAAAACAGTTTCAATATCTTGTGCGATTAAACCATAATGAGTTCTTGTTCCACTGTTGAATTTGAAAGATACAGGGGTTAATTTATTCACAAAATCAAGACCTAAATCAGTTGCAGTAATTGTATTCTTTTCGTTCTTGTCAGAAGTTTGTATTGTTGCATTTGTTGCTCGAACATCATCCCACCTGTTACCAGAGGTTCCTAAGTCATGAGTATTATCAGTTTCAGGTTTACAATTTCCACTAACTGATATGCCTGCTGTGTATGTCTCAAATTTTTTTGAGTTCGAAAAATATAAATCTACACTCCCGTTAACTGACATAGTTGCATGAGTTTTAGTTTGTGATGAGTCTTTGAAAGATATAGAACCACTTGAAACTGTTAATCCACCCGTACCTTCCTCAGCAACAAATGACTCAGACCCTGAATGAAAAATTTTTAAATCACCAGAATTTCCAAACTTTGCTATAGCATTATCAGCAAATTCAAGTGAACTATCAGATTGATCAAAAACTATATTTGCAGACGCACCAGTAAATGTTAAATCTCTTGCAATACTGCCATCTAAATTTATTAAATCTATAAATGCATCATTCGCACTGTTTCGTATTTTTAATTTATTAGCATTAGTATCAGCAAATATCATAAACGCAACAGTAGTTGAGGGGTCTGAAGCGTTACTGTTATTAGAAAGGATTGCAGCTAGTGCATTATTAAGGTCTGAACGAAAGCTCGCCCCTGACTGGTTTGCTAAGTTATAATCATGTGTACTCATAAGTCAGTCATACCGATGGTTTTAAGAGTTTAGGCACCTTCCGCACCAAAGCCGTTAGCTTGATATGCAAATGTGCGGTCAATAGCTGCATTTGAACTATTAAAGAAAGTAATAGTAAAGCCGGTGCGACTTTCACTACTAATAACATAAAAATCGCCTGATGCCATATTACTAGCAGTTATGCCTAAATTTGGTGTTTGATAAAAGGCTTTATTAAAAGTTACCACTTTTGCACCAGCACCGCTACTAAAAGAACTGCTTTCTGTTCTGTTTTCGAATAATAATTCATAACCTAATTCATCTATAAGGGGTGTCTGGTCATTATATTCAGAGCTTAAATCTAATTTAAATTGAAAAACTCTCCCTGTAAATCTACCATTTTCCATCGGTACAAACTCACTATAAGTATTTGAATCTTCTTGATCAAATTTATTTCCATCTTCTAATAATAAAAATTCACTATTTTCATCTTGTATTTCATCATCTGAAAAAGCATCATTACTTTTTCTAAAACTTAAAATACCATTAGTTTCATCAGGCAAGGCACCGTCAAAATCAGACCATTGATCAATATTTGTAAAATGAAGATCAATAGTATCGTTTGGATATAAACCTCTAATTTTTAAAATTCTATTAAATTGAACTGTAAAAATACCACCTAAATCAACAGTATTTTCAAAAAAATATTCACCTGATGTTTTTAACGTGCCACCAAAATCAATATTTTGAAGATAACCCTCTTCAAAGTCTACCTTGTCATCTATCTCATCATCAGTATCTAAAACAAGTGCATCATATTCATCAGAAAAAAAACAATCATTTCGTTGACCAGCAAAAGGTGCATCTCCTTGATCTTCTCGTACTGTTTGTACTAATAGTTTAGGCAGTTCTTCTGGTAAATTTATAACAGCACTTGTAGCATTTTCTGATTTATTGTGTTGTTTATCTTCAAATTTAACAAGATATTCTCCGTTCATTAAAGGCACAATTAAATAATCTGTGACAGCCGCAACTCTTCTAAGTAAGGTGCTATTAGGCCATACACCTGTGCCATCTGTTAAAGCTGAGTGTCTAATAATTGCAACCAATTCTTCTCTGTTGCCTGTGTATGTTGTAGGAATATTCCATTTAATAATTGCTTCATTTTTTGTGGAAGCTTCAACAGTAACATTTGCGGGATCTGGTGGTAATAAAATTTCTGGTACAACTGGTGAAGTCGTGCTTCCAATTGATTCTTTTGGAATAGTAATTACTGTTGTTACAAATTTAGATTTTTTATTATTTGGAGCAACACCAACTGATCTGACTTTGAAAGTTACCTGTGATTTCGGTTTTAAATTATCTATTTCAAATGTTGTATCTGTTGTGTCAGCAGTTTTAAAAGATCCATTACCAATTTTATATTTTATGTTAAATGAAACTGAAGGCCCATTTAATCCTCTTGACCAATTAAAAATTGCTCTACTTGCCATAATTAAGGTGAATTTATAACCACTACTGCGTGTTGTAGATTTGTTGGCGGTGTAGGTGTTTCATCGAATGCGGTAATATCCGTCAAAACCAAATCTGAATTTGTATCAGCAGCAGCATAAATAGAATCATTAAACTGTACACCTTCAATTGTATAAGTTCCATCATTATTATCTATTACATCAATACATCTAAATTTTTGATGTTCTAAAGAACTTGAAGTAACAGTGTAAACAGATTGTGATTGCGGTGCTGAAGAAAAAGCACTTACAGTTACAGTCGCACCAGATACCGCACTTATTGTCTTAGACTCAACTGTTCCGTCTGATAATGTACAATTTAAAGTAAAAGAAGTTGGATCGCTACTCAGTACTGAAGATAAATCTTTATCAAGAACAATAGATGTGGTTGTAGCACCAGAAGCAATCCTTCCAGCCCTTTGTACTCCTTGTCTCATTTCATCAGCAACTGCAAAAACTTGACTTGGTAAAACAGCTAAACCATCCAAACCTGTTTGAAAAACTACAATATCTGCATCCAGTTCTTCACTTTTTAACATCCAAGTACCTAATCTTTGTGCCTGATATTTAGAAGAACAACCAAATGCGACTATATCTTTTATCTGATAGCCATATTTTGTTATTAAATCATAATCTTCAACAACAACAACATTAGGTTTATACAAATTATCTGGGTCGTTATATCTAACTCTTATTGAAGTGGATCTTGTTTTTAATGACGTTCCAGAATAATTGAAAACACCTCCAATAACATTTGCATTGTTGTATAGATGAACAGGGTCAACATCAGAACCGTCTAAATTTCCATGATCAGCCCCGACATTTACTGTATTAGCAGCCCAATATGTCATACCTCTAAATGTACTAGCAAGATTTTGTAAAACTTTATATGCGTCATTCTGTGCAGCAATTACAGTATTTATTGCAAACCTTGGTTCTAAGCCATCAGGTGTATCAACTTGTTGATTTGCATATTGAGCTAAAGGGTATAAATCAACCCAGCTTATATTTGATGCTGTTATAAAATCTCCTGCCCCATGCTTATCACTTGTAAGCATATCAAAGAAAATACATACAGGGCAGGTTGTCCAATGTTTACCTTTTTTTAAACTTCCATCAAAAGAACCAACAAACCTTAAACTTCCGTCAAATCTTACAATTGCATTATGTGGGATTTTTACTTTCATTCCTCTTACTAAATATGATCTTGTAGGCAGTGATGCAAAGGCTTCTGTTGACAGCGATAAACCTACACAAGCTGTAAAAGGGTAACGACTTTTAAAATCTTGTCTTTCTATGATTGATGTTAAAATCACACGATTTGCTCTTGTATTTTCTAATGGTGTATTTGGATCTAGATCTTCAAAATTACTTTTTTTTACTTCGTAATCATTTTCTCTATCTGTGACTTTAATGATTTTAAATAAAAAGGGTGGTTCGCCATCTAATTCAATACGAGGTGTTTTAAATTGATATTCAGACGTACTTATGCCAGTAAAAGATTTATCATAAACTTCATTAAATCCAGTGCCTTTTTGTTTAAGAAGAATCCTTATTCTTGTTTTTGCATTAAATAATTGACCTCTTGCAACACCTTCCATAGCTGTGCAAAATAAAGCTGGGATTGTAAAAAGAAATTCTACAGAGGTTGTTTCTTCATCTGTAATTTGTTTTATTGTTTGTCCACCACCATAATTTATAGCAGTAACTTTATTTTGTGTGTTTTTTGTTTCATTGTAGTTAGAACCTATTTCTTCAGAAACATTTATTAAATTAGATGCCCCACCTTTTTGGTAATCAGATAATTGTGATTGATTTTTGGTTCCTGTTCTAAAGTCATATGTAAAATGTTCATCAGAATAATTTTTAACATTACCTGTCATTACAGGGGTTTCATCTAGAAATATACCTCTTTTTCCTCCTACAATATTTTCGATTTCACCTTCACAAAGAAGGTCAATAATTTTGATTGTAGATGTAGAATTTAATGCCATAATTATTTTCTCTTTAAGTTATAACCTGCTTGTCTTATTTTAAATATAGCAGTGTCAAAATGAACACCAACATCAATTATTTGAACAAAAAGCTGATATGTGTCCTGCCCACTAATATGCTGATAAGGAAGTTTTGCAATAAAATTAAACTTTTGTGATGGACGAGTTAATCCTTGAATAGTGGCTTGATCATTTAAAACTAAATTTTGAGAATCTTTTTCTTTAATAATGATTCTATAAGTAACAAAACCATCAATTTTTGTAGTACCCTGATTACCAACAAAATCGACAAGACCAGCAACTTGAAAAAGTATTTGAAAATCAGGTGTATTATTTAAATTATTATTTTCACCATCAGCAGTTCCACTTAAATTATCTAAAACTTTTTGTTCTCCTTCTTGTCGTAAATCAACATTAAAATCACTTGTCAAAGCAAAAGAAGTGCCTTTTGCACCATTTTTCGGGCCATTGTATATTCTTGCCTCTAAACCACCAGCTTCTAAATATGAACCTTTTAATTCTTCACCATTAAGACGTACAGAATCTAAACTTGGTGGCCTGATAAACTTCATTAATGGGTCAGATTCGTTTGAAATTTCTATATTTGTACTTAAAATATGTCCTCCAATCAATGCTTTTCCATAAACTACCGGAATAGTTTTACCAAGACCAACAGTATTTGCTGGCCCTGTGTAAGCATAGCTTTGTGTTCCGTCTGATCCTCTTGTAATACCACCAGCACCACCAGTAAAACCTGATAAAGGTGTATTAAAATCTGTTTCGAAATCAGGTAATTGTGGTTGGGGTGAAATTATATCAGAAACACCAGATAATACAAGTCCAACACCAATCTTTCCAACAACTCCTCCAATAACACCTGCTGCTCCACTTGTAATACCAAATAAGCCCGCACCAACCCCTGTAAAAGCAGTACTTATTCCTCCAGTAGCAATTACAAGTCCAACGCCAAGTAAAGATTTGGCAGTAGCACCACTTCCAGTGATGACAGGTGTTATAACTAAATCATTTTGTCCTATCGGTAAACTTAAATCTTCATAATCTAAAAATTCACCAGCCTGTACGACTGTAAAACTTACTCCATCTTCATGTGCAGTAGCAAAATATTTTTTTAAATCAGGGTGATTTATATAAAGCAACTTTAATGCTTCGCAAGGCGATTTCAGATCATGGTAAATATGGGTTTTACCCCATTTATTACCTAATTCATCTAGCAGCAAAATTTTATGCTGCATATCGAAAACACCCCACTGTTCTTTTTCTATAATAATGGTTAAAGTATTCTGAACAACTCACAGACTCAAATTTTTGATGTAATATCATATCATTTTCTAGTAGTACAGCACCATGCATAGGTTCTTTTGTCCATATCTTCATTATTAAGACATCATTAGGTTTTCTTCGGTTTATATCTACTTCTTTGAAATTTAATTTACTTGCATCACTTAAAAAAATACTTTCACAAGTTTCAAAACTTTCTGGTCTTTTATAATCAGGTAAATTTATACCTAGCAATGCATAATAATCACGCACTATAGAATAACAATCAAAAACCCCATACTGCCATTGTCTTCCAATTAAGGATTTATAATTTGCCATGTGTCCTCTGGTAAAATATAAACATACCAAGGGATCTTAGTTGCTGTGCAAGCTTTTTTATCAAGTTCGCTTGCATTTCCGCCTTCTGGATGAGAGTGAACAATATATTGAAGTTTTCCTTTTGATCTGGCTTTTAAAAAGTCTTTTGGATGTATTGCAAAATTATCTTCTGGGGTATCTGAAATATTATTGCAAGCATAATAAACATCCTCAACCACAATCCCACAAGATTCTTTTGGTGCTTCTTTTATTGCGTGTTGTTTTGCTTTTTCTTTGAACATTATCACATCTGTAATCTGGCATTTAAAAATCCACCAAACGGTACTTTATCTTTTTTTCCAGAAAAACGTAACAAACAACTGGAATATTTATGACCACATTTATCTAGAGTTAATCTATCAGAACCAAATATTTCATTATCATTTACATCAAAACATCTTGAACCATTATAACCGCATTGTGTACCTCTATAGAGCCAAGGACAATGTTCTACAATTTGTCTCCTAGGTAATCTTAAATTTTGCATATTAATTTTCCCAGTAAGTTCAAAAGTAACTGACTCAGGTGTTTCTGCTGCAACTCTATCTATATACCAAATATCATCGGTTTGTGCTATTGCAGTAGGATCAGCAGTGCTGTTTGTTCCACTAGTAAAATTTACAGCATCTAAAAATTTCTTATGTGTTTGTATCCTTTTAAGCTCCGCATTCAAAGGATTATACAAAAGCAATAAATTTGTTATGGCATTATCAGCATTAGCAACAGAAAAAGTTGGTCGTGGTAAATTTCCTTTTGTAACTTTATCAAAACCTTTCACTTGTACAGGTGCTGCTTCATATGTTTGCCCACCAAATACAATATTACTTTTTAGCTCATTGGTGCCAGCATGATAATAAAAGGTTTGATTTACACCATTGACATCAAAAGTTAACTTCAATTCAAATAAAGTAATAAGTGCAGATGGTTCAAGTTTTTGTATCTCTTCACTTATTTTTGAAGATGACGGTGCAATTTGTGTACTTGTCATGCTTCTGCAACCTCCTCAAATGTTGCTGATATTGTAGCTCTATTTAAATACGGTATTGTTTTGTTCCACTGTCTGCAAATCATTTTTTTACTCGCACTTTCTCCCGCTGGGGTGTAGTCAAAATTTTCTACTCCAGCCCTAGCATCAAGGAAATCTTCTATCTCATCTGCATTTGTTTCACTGATATTACTCCATGTAAAGTTATAAACTTTTAAATTTTGGTTTATGCCAAAAGTAGATCTTTGTTGATAACCCGACCCAAACTGTGCGATTCGAACATTAGGTGCTGAGTTTTTTCTTGATCCATAAGTAGGATTTACTGTTGTTGGAAAACTTGCCATTAACTTAATAAACCTCCAGCCATTTGTTGATTAACTATTTCTGCTTGAACTGCTGACGCTATAATTTCACCTAACTGTTCAGCAGATCGGTCATCACCTTGTACAGACGTTCCGGAAGCATCTACGTTTACTACCACGTTTGTTGAACCTCCTAAAGCATGATTTGGAACAATAGTACCGCTTTTAGAAGGGACAAACAATTCTGGACCTTTTTCACCCACAATTGAAGCCATACCCACAGGTGGGTTGCCACCATTAGCAAATCCACTAGCACTTATTAAACTTGTGTCAAATCCTGTACTGAAAACATTATCAGTTATTAAAGAGGCAGCACCTCCTCCCCCACCACCAAATATTCCACCTAGTAAATTACTAAATAATCCACCAATACCTCCTACTGCATTCTGTACAGCCATTTCTATTAATTGTCTTTGTAAATTCCTTAATACGTTAGACAAAGCCTGTCCAAGCGTCTGTGCGCCCATCACAGCATCAGTTAAATTTTGTACTAAGTTCTGTTCAACAGATTGACCAATTTGATCAAACTTTTGCTTTAATTGATCGGCTTGTCGGTTTTGAATAGATAATCCAATATTTGCTTGTTCTATTAAACCAACTTTCATATTAAAACTTTGATTAATAGCATCACTTACAGTATTTTGTTTTTCAAGATTTTGTACAAGATCCCCATTTTTATTTATAATGTCATTTTGAATATTTGATCTGCCGACAAAAGTTTCATTAATTTCTTCTTCTTTACCAAACCTTTCATCTAATTGTTTTTGAAGTGATCTTATTTGTTCAAAAGGATTTATTACATCAATAGCTTTTTTTAAAATACCAAAATTCTTTATTAACTTATCAACAGTTTTAACTGCTTGAATACTAAAATTCAAAACACTTTTTATTTCATCTTCAAGCTCAGTTCCAACAGTTCTTGCAACAGTTTCGATTGAATCTTGCAATGTAGAAAGTAATCCATTTAAAGTATCAGCTTGAGCAGATGCACCTTCAAAAAAAGCACCACCTTCATTAGTTAAATTTATTAATGCTTGATTAACAAGATCGGCACCTATTTTTCCTTGTCTTTGAGCTTTTTCAAAAGCATCACCCTGTAGCCCAGTAATCCGTTTTAATTCAGTTGTAATATCAACTCCTCTTTCTAATAACTGCAAATTTTCTTCTTGTTGTAATTTGCCTTTTGCTCTGATTTGACCAAATGCTGTTGCAATTCCTGTTAGATCCGCACCAGTAGCACCAGCAACCTCTGATAGTCGTTTTGTTGTATCAACTAACTCTTCTGTTTCAAAACCAAAAGCTTTTAGTCTTTTTGTTTGTTCAATAAGTTCGCTGCTAGTAAATGGTGTAACAGCACCAAAGTCTTGAAGTTCTTGAATTATAGTATTTGTTTTTTCAATAGATCCAGTAAGTACTTCTAAACTTTTTCGTTGTGTTTCTAATTCAGCAGTTTTTACAAATACAAATCTTGCTGCACCTAAAACTGATACTGCTGCCAATAATGGAGCAAACGCTTTAGTTAAAGTTGCAACACCAGCACTTGCGGATCTTGCTGCATTTCCTGTATTTTTTAACGATCTATTACCTTTATCTAAACTGCCTTTTAGCTTATTTGTGCTATTATTTAATGCCTTTGTTTGTTCATTTACACGCTGCAATGGTCTGATTGCATTTTGTGCATCAACTATTAATTTGACTGTTGATTGTGCCACAAATACAAATAACCTTTATTATATATTACCTTCTTTTGGCCTTTTGACGATTCATTTCTTGTTTTTCTCTCTCATTTTTTACATCATAATATGCAGCCCAATATATCAACTCTTCTTCTGTCATAGATTTTCTAAGTTCTTCTACTGATTTACCTAGTTCTGTTGCGAGAAAAAACTCAAAATTTAACCAGTTATCTCGCTTTATTCTTTTTTTGCTGTATCAATATCAACCTGAATATCCATCATAAATAATTCAAGCTCATTTAATACACTTTCAGGGAGAAATCTTTGCAGGTTTTCAGCATCAGCAGAGGCAAATGCTTTTGATCCGTCTTCATTTTCTGCAATTTGGCAAAGAAGTCTTGTAGATATTGTCAAAGCATCATCTGTACCAGCAGCAGCTTGAGCTTTTTTCCTATCAAATCTTGTAAGTGGTGGAAAATAAATTGGTTTTAAAAGTTCACCGTTTGGTTTTTTTAGTTCATATTTTCTTCTTGCTGTCATCACATCACTAAAAGCCTCAGTGATAAGATCAACGGTTCTTTTTGTTGCCATGTTTATGTGGGGTTAGTTAATTAAAATTTACTATATATCTGAAGTAATTGCACCAGTTGAGATAAAGGAAATACTTATTTCTTGTATTTCACCTATTGTTGCTCCATATTCAGCACCTGTGATTATTCCAGAAAAACCGAACTTTTTTGCACTTGCTGAACTATCAGGGAACAATTCAAATAACGCATCACCAGCATCACCTGTTGTTAAAATATCTTCAACAAATGCTAAATAATCAGAGTTACCAGCGTTGTCATAAATTAGGGTTGCTGAACCTTCACCAGAAATCAAACCGCCAACAAAAGTTTTTGAGGTGTCTCCCTGAACTGTGGTTTCTTGAGTGTCTTTAGTTATTGATAAAGACCAATTTCTAAGACCTGATATATCAGCTTCTGTTCCAGCAGCATTATGGAACATAATTTTACCGACATCACCTTTTACAGCAGCCATAACAAAAAAAAGTAAGATTTATAAATATATTAACTCTTTTCAGTCTTTTTTACATCTTTTTTTGAATTTTCTTGACTCTCCATATATCTTTTACAGTTAGGGTCCCACATTCTAGAATCTCTAACACCTTTGACAGCTTCAATAGCATCTAGCATTTCTTCTGTGATTTCAAGCTTTGGCATGATTAAAGTTCCTCATATACTTCAAAAGTAATTCTGATTTGTGTTTGAAATTTACCTTCAGGACTTGATGTAAGAACTTCAGGGCCAATCGGTGAATCAAAGATCACATTTGAAACTGTAATATTATTGTAGAGGTCACGCAACCTTTTGCCAATTGTAAAGTTTGACCCTGGACCAATCCCTTCTTCTGTAAATATGTTAATTAAAAGTAAACCAACAACACTGTTTGTAGAGTTAGCAGAGCCACCCATAGTTAGATAGCTCCCAGAACCAAAACTTGTCTGACATTGTACAAAAGTATCCTCTGTTGTGGAATCAAAAGCCATGTTGTTAAAAACAACAGGTATAACAGGACTTGATGCTAGTTCTGTTGCGAGTCTGCCTTCAATGGTTGATCTTACTGTGTTTAAATCAACTGCTGCCATTATGACCTCCTAAATTCATCTCTAATAAATTGTTCCAGTTGTTTTGCAACAAGTTCTGGATAGCCTTTTATTGTCTGCTGTCTTGTTCTATATTGACCACCCCAACTTGGAGGAAGGTTTGTTCCATAGGCAACAGGTTCTGCATATTCCACAGTTGTAAATACTTCTCCTTGAAATTTACCGATTTTTGTTTGCCACGACTCACGAAGCTGACCGCCAGTTCCACGGTCTAACAGGGCTTTTTTAAAAGGAACTACTTGACCATTAGGTAATGTAAAAAAGTTGGGTATAGAATCTAAATCAGGATAGTTATCTAAAGAAAAAACAGGTGTAAATTCTTTTATATCTTTTGTTGCTTTTAATGTGGCTTTCTTTACAACCGTCTGTACTTTTTCACCGAAGTGATTACCGATGTCAGTTAAATTTATTTCTCTAGCCATAATTACCTCAAGATAAGATCAAAACTTATTGCTGTATTATTTTGTTCATTCGTCACAACTTGAATAATTTTAAATTCAACACTGCTTATAACAACTCGGTCTTTTGTAGTTGGCACAAAAGATAAATCCCCTGCTGATATTGTCAGTCTCTTGTCCTGGGATTCGATCAGATCATTTACCTCTGATCTGTTTACATTTGTCAATGCACCTTTGACGGTAGTATCAGATGTAGATTCTGTGATAGCTCCTGTGGTCGTGTTATAACTGCCAGCCGTTACTCGTCTGATAGTTACATCACCTCCGAGCTTGCTAAGAGTTTTTGATGCTGCCTTTTTCAGTGCGTTGGCAAGACTCATAATGAATAAGCAATTACTTGACCACTTGCAAGAGTGATACTTGTTATAACTCCACAAACTTCAGAAGATGCTTTCATAGTTATGCCATTTATGGTTGCAGATCCATTTTCTGTGATGTTTTCAGCAACAAAAGTTGCTTCCGCATCTGTCAGACAATGCACCTTACCAAATCTGCCAGTATGGGCGTTTGTATCTGTAATGATGATCGCTGCTGGATATTCGTAGCCGTAGCCCATTTTCATGACCTCTTAATTTGTAAGTTTGCTCTTCCACCTATTCTAATACCCATTAGGTAATGATCAACTATAGGTGGGATTCGATCAATACCAACTGCCCCATAAAATCTAGGGGTTGCATTTATATTACCGATACTTACTGTTTCAAAATCTTCCAGACCACTCAACTCTAAACCGTTCCTGTTGTTGTTAAGATATACCGCCAAAATTACCTGTGCATTTTTTACACGATCTGGAATTTCAGTGTCAGTGTAATAATCAGCAACTAATCTGTTTGGAAAGCTTAAACCATACAGGTTGGTGTATGTATCAGGTTTTCTTACTCCCGATCTTGGCCATTCAAGTGCCTGGGTATCATCAACCCTAGCCCCCAAAAACTTTTCACGATCAATTCTTTGTGCAGCCGTGAACAATGCACGATTTTTATTGTCGTTGCTTGAACCATCCCATGCAGCAGCATCATCACTAAGGACTAACCCTTCAATAAATGAGTTTGCATCAGCAAGAGTGATATAGGTGTTTGCGTTAGCACCGCCAACAGTTGCATCAAGAGTTATCGCCATTTAGTTTTACCTTTTTGGGCTTTGGTTTTGGTTTTGGCTTTTCAAGAGTTGGAGTCAATGAAGCTGCCTTTTGAGCAGCCTCATTCCTCGCTCTCATACGCCTAAAAG